GGACGACAACTCTAAAAATAAATCAAAACAAGTTAATTCTCTTATAGGGGAACTAAAACCTCTTGTAGAAAACATAGGAGATGCAACTTTGGTTGTTCCTATGATAAAAGAATACTTGGAGGTTGGAGTTAAGAATGATGAGCATCTTATTAAAATGGTAGCGCTTGTCCAAAGACTTGAATCAGGAGGAGGAAAAGATGCAGCAGACTTCTTCAATCCAGAAGAGCTTGCAAAACTAATGGAACAGAGTGAAGAACTAGGAAAGCAGCTAGATAAAAAAGACGAAGAGTAATGGCGTATAAATCACATTTAACGGCAAGAGTAAGTTCCAAGGGATCAGGAGGAGGTAAAGGAGGTGGCGGTACAGTCTATGGAAGAGTTATTAGAACCATTCTTACACTATCGGATCCTGACTGTAAAGATTCCTCTATGTTAAATGGTGTATTTTATAGGATACCCAAAACTCCTGGAGATGAAACTAAGGATACAGGTGTAGATAATACAGTTTTATTTGCAAAACAAGGAGATGCCTCTATGAGAGTAATTCCTATGCCTGGAGAATTAGTAGAGATAGTTCCTGCTTTAGGAGTAAATGCTACAGGAGGAAAGGTAATGTATTGGGGTAAAATAGTAAATGTCTGGAACCATCCACACCATAATGCTGTTCCTGATATAAAACAACAAGACTGGAGTGATAGGCTTATTGGAGGACAAACCGAAGAGGCCACAATAAGTCCACTACAAGCCAATCCAGGAGATACACTTTTTGAAGGTAGATTAGGTCAGTCATTGAGATTTGGAGGATATAGAGGAGTTCAATCAAAACTTATAGATAGTGCTAATGATGGAAAGCCTATTATATTAATAAGCAACGGTCAAGCCAAGACAGATGAAGGAAATACTCCCATAGAAGAGGATATAAATGAAGACTACAACTCAATACACCTACTATCAGATCATAGAGCAAACCTAACCGCAAGTAATACAAAAAGAGATTCATATAACACAAAACCACTATCTTCAGATCAATTTAAAGGTAATCAAATAATCTTAAATGGAGGAAGAATATATTTTAATGCAAAAGAGGATTCAATTTTACTATCTGCAAAAGAGTCAATAGGCCTAAATGCAAATACAATAAACTTAGACGCTACAGATTATTTTTGTGTAGATGCTAAAAAAATATATCTAGGAGTAAAGGCAAGAACAGGTCAAGTAGAGAATGCAGTCTTAGGAATGCAGTTAGATAACTGGTTACAGAGTCTAATAGCTAACTTACAGATTATAGCAGGTGCAATGAAATCAGCTACTAATGGAGGTGGAGCAGTTGCATCACTCCAAGCAGCAGGTACAGCTCTAGACATTACCTTAAACAGCTTAAAGACGCAGATCAAGAATATAAAATCAAGTAAAGTATTTATAGAATAATGGGATTCAAATCTAACATATCAGGAATAGTTGCTCAGCAATTAGGAAGTTTACAAGGGAAACTTGTAGCTCAAATAGAAGGCAGAGTTTCTGATACTTTGAAGAAGTTTAGTAATGAGTGTCCAACTTCTTCTGAATTACAAAAAATAATTAATACAAAAAATAACCTACTAGCAGCTTTAAATTCCTTTGAAAGGAGAATAGCATCGTTCAATGGAGCAATTGGAGGAATGCAAGGAGCTGTTTCAAGTGCAAAGGTAGTGATTCAAGTAATTAAAGCAATTCCAATACCAACAGCTATAATTCCACCAACGACAGGAGGTATAGGAATACCTGTAAGCATACTAACACGCTATAGTGATGCATTGGTATTATTAAATAAGATAATAGAAGTACTAGAGAACGATATAGACGGAGTAAAAGCAGTAATAGGGTCAGTTTCGTCGACTATAGCGTCTTTAAAACGTAGATTAGAAACAATAGATCTAGCAATAGAAACATGTAGCAAGAAGCAGCCAGCAGAATTAGCTCAAATATTAGCAGTAGCCCAACCACCTGAAAATACAGGATCAGAAGGCACACCTAATGCAGACTATTTGTACAAAGGGTACGTGCTAGCAATTATTGAAGATCCAAATTCTCCTAAAATAGCTCCAAGAAGATATGCAGTAGCTAAGGATAAGGGAGGAACAATTCGATTAAGAGGAGAGTCCTCATTCAGTTCAGATACGCAAGTTTTACTAGATGAAGTAAAATTTAAGATAGATAACCAGTTTACATAACATAACTATTTATTAATATGAAGTTAGATTTATTAAAAAAATTAATAAAAGAAGCAGTAAAAGAAGCAGTTCGTGAAGAATTGGAAACAATTCTTTCTGAGGATATAAAGCCTGCACAGGCACCTAAACAAACTGTAACAAAGTATGCAGAACATAAACCAGTAGTAGCAAGACCAGCTGCAACAGGCGATCCAATTGCAGATCTAATAAATGAAACTAAGTACTCGATGACTCAAGGAGAATATCAAAACTTAGTAAGTGCAACTTCTGACATGGTCCAAGCACCAGGTTTAGGAATGAACCCTATAGAAGGATTTAGACAAGGTCCTGAACCAGGATTAGATATCTCACAGTTTGATTTTATGATGAGAGCAGGAGACGTATACAAAGCATCAGTACAAAAAGATAAAGAAAGATTTGGAGCATAATGGCATTTAACGTACAACAAATAAATCCACTAGACTTACAACCTAGAAAAGCGGTAGGAGTAGGACTACCATTCTCCTCTAAGTCTGTATTTAACTCTACCTATACTACTAAAGATGCAATAAAATCAAATCTTATTAACTATTTTTTAACAGAAAAAGGAGAGAGGTTTTTAAATCCGGCATTAGGGGCAGGTTTAAGAGCACTTCTTTTTGATCAAATGACAGAAGATAAGAAAGAAGAGATTAAGTTTGTTGTTAGGCAAGGAGTAGCAGAGTGGTTTCCAAATATAAATATTCAAGCTCTAAACATTGCATATAACCAAGACATGAATACAGTAACAGTTAGTATGAGTTATAACGTAATAAGTACTAACATACAAGATCAATTAGTAATTAATTTTGAACAATAATGGCTCAAGATAGAGATATAAAATACGTAAATAGGGACTTTGGAGATTTTAGAGGCCAATTAATAGAGTACGCTAAGAATTACTTCCCAGATGCCTACAACGACTTCTCCCCAACATCACCAGGTATGATGTTTATAGAAATGGCTGCCTATGTAGGAGATGTATTATCATTCTACCAAGACACACAACTACAAGAAACATACCTTCAACACGCTAAAAATCCAGCCAACTTATATAACCTAGCATATATGATGGGTTACCGTCCAAAAATAACAACTCCAGCTACCGTTGATATAGAAGTATCGCACGTAGTGGGAGCAACTGGAGGAAATCCAAATTGGGGTCAAGCACTTAGTATACCGAGCAATACAAGAATAAAAACCACCACATCAGGACAGGTAAATTTCTTTATAAATAAACCAATAGATTTTACATTTTCAAGCTCTTATGACCAAACACAGGTAGGAGTAGAAACGTTAAGCAACGCAGGACAGCCTATAACTTTTAGATTAACCAAAACGGCATCTGCAGTATCTGGAGAAGTAAAAACAGTAACAGAGACAATAACATCAGTAGAAAAATTTAAAACTATTACTATTGATGATACAAATATAATAGGGGTACTTTCCATTACACAAGATAATGGTGCTACTATATGGTACGAAGTTCCGTTCCTAGGACAAGATACAATCTTCGTAGACAACACAAACACAAACCCAGATGCTCAAATTGTTCCATATAGCTTAACACTTCAAAGAGTTCCTAGAAGATTCGTAACTAGATTTACCTCAACAGGTCAATTACAAATTCAATTTGGAGCAGGTATAACAGGACAAGACGACTCAATAATAACGCCAGATCCAACTAATGTAGGATTAGGAACAAGTCAAGGAGTAAACAGGATAAGCTATGCATATGATCCTTCTAATTTTTTATCAACAAAATCATATGGACTTGCACCTTCTAATACAACTCTAACAATTACCTACCTAGTAGGAGGCGGAGTAGAGTCAAATGCACCTGCAAATAGTATAACAAGTTTAGTTTCAACTATTACAGATCCAACTAACTCTCTTACATTTAATAATCCACTTGCAGCTATTGGAGGAAGGGATGGAGATACTGTAGATGAATTAAGAGAAAATTCACTAAGAGCTTTTAACGAACAAGGAAGAGCAGTAACTTTACAGGATTATACAGTAAGAGCTTTATCGATGGATTCTAAATACGGATCAATTGCAAAAGTATATATAACACAAGATCAGTTGACAAATCCAAATAGTGCTACAGATAGCATAATAGATAGCAATCCACTATCTCTATCAATATTTACACTAGCTTACGACAATAATAAAAATCTAACACCAGCAACAGCTACATTAAAAAACAATCTTAAAACATACCTCTCAGAGTACATGATACTAACAGATGCACTTAATATAAAAGATGCATTTGTTATTAACATAGGTATAAATTTTGATATTATAGTAAAACCAAATTATATAGGAAAAGACGTATTACTAGCGTGTACGAATCTACTAAAAGATTACTTCAACATAACAAAGTGGAATATTAACCAACCAATAAATCTTTCAAGCATATACACATTACTAGACCAAGTAAAGGGTGTACAGACAGTACAAAAAGTAGAAATTGTTAATAATGCAGGAGGAATATATTCACAATATGAATACGGTATACAAGGGGCAACTAGAAGTAACATAGTTTACCCATCTTACGATCCATGTATATTTGAAATAAAATTTCCAGACACAGATATTAAAGGAAGAATAACAACAATATAACATGGCAGTATACAGAATATTTCCTGAAAAGGATGCGTTTATATCATCAGAAGTTCCTACAGGCAATACTGGAAAAGATGAAATAATAGAAATAGGTGGATATGTAGATAGTACCGGTTTAGGACAAACCAACCGTATAGTAGTACAGTACAGTACTTCTGAAATTAACGATGCAATTGCAAATAAGGTAACAGGATCATATAGTGCAAGCTTAAGTTTGTATTTAGCAGACGCATACCAAATACCAGTTAACTATGCTTTGTATGCATATCCTGTTTCTGGAGCATGGGATAGCGGAGTAGGAAAGTTTGGAGATATTCCAACTAACACAACAGGAGTTTCTTGGAAATATAGATTAGCAGGAGAAGCAGGTGAATGGGCAACAGGTAGTTTTGCTGCAAACACTACAGGGTCGTACCTATCAGGATCAACACCTGGAGGTGGAAACTGGTATACAGGATCAGCAGGTATAAATTTAGAATTTACACAATCACACGCTCTAAATTCTACTAACGATGTAAATATAGATGTTACAAAAGCTATACAGTTATTTAATTCAAATACCATAGTTAATAGTGGGTTTATATTAAAATTACCTAACAATCTAGAATATAATACAACATCCTCTATCCGTCTTAAATACTATGGCGTAGACACAAATACAATCTACCCACCTTTCTTAGAATTCAAATGGGATGACAGTGTATATAGTACAGGATCTTTATCGGTTCTTTCAAATAATATTTCAATTATTAATCTAACAAATAATAAAGGTAGGTATGCAGATGTAGGGAAACAAAGATTCAGAGTATCTGCAAGACCTAAGTATCCAATTAGATCCTTTACAACATCCTCAGCATTTTTAACAAACTATGCTCTTCCATCAGCTTCATACTGGGGATTGAGAGATGAAAATACAGAAGAGATGGTTGTTGATTTTGATACCAAATTTACAAAGATAAGTTGTGATACAAATGGAGCATTCTTTGATGTATACATGGATGGGTTGCAACCTGAAAGATATTATCGTATATTAGTAAAGACAACTTTAGATGGAAGCACTACAGTAGTAGATAACCAAAATATATTTAAAGTAGTAAGAAATGGCTAATGATATTAACATACAAAAAACCGTTTACAATACTGCTGATTTTATCAAAGTAGTTGATAATACTTTTAAGACATTTACACAACCAGTAGTAGCAGAGGATCCAGATACTCCAGAAGAGTTATTTAGATTGTATGAAAAACTCTACTATACAATAAGTGTAACAGGACCTACAGATGCACACGAATACTTAGTAAAAAAAAGTTCAGAGTTGTTAACATTTGATAGAGTTACAGAAGACATTCAACCGCTATTGGATGAAATAGCACAATTAAGACAACAGAATTTAGCACTAAATCAACAGATATTAGCACTAGAGACAAACATAACATAGATGGCAGATATAGTTTATACAGTTAATCAAGATTCACCTGAAAATATACAAGGTTTTGAGCAATACTCGCAAAAAGATAGAGCTCTGGTAAATTCTTTTCAGATTAACAATACATTCAACCCAACTAAAAACTACTCAGAACTACACATATTATCTCTCTCAGATGAGCTACTACAAAGCGACTATAACTACATAAGATATAAACAAGCAGCAGCAGCACAATCAGCAGGGCAAGACGGAACATCTGCTCTAACAATTGATCCTATTGAAGATAGCAAAACTTACGGATACACAAACGGTGGTGTTAAGTTATTATACCATTTTCTAGATGATCTTTATTCACAAGATAGAAGTGAGGTACAGTTTTACATTCAAGACATATCAGCAGATAGAACAGAAGTAAGTCTAGCAACACTACTAATACAACCAGACGACTTAGTTACTATTACTTCTGGAATTAAAACTAAATTAGAAAGTCAGTCATACTTTACAGGTTTTAGATTAAACTTTAAGGAGAATGATCTGCTTATTGCAACAAACATAGATACATTAGATTCATCTACAGGAAAAGTTGTTGTAGTAAAGCTATATGAACCACTACCAGATAGATACAATCTAAAAAGTACATTAAATATAGTAGACCTAGTATCAGACTCAGTAGCCTATGAAATAGAGGTAGAATTTATACTACCTCCGGAACTAGCATCTACTTTAAGATCTCCAAACTTTAACATTGATATAGCAGATAATAGTGTAATTCCAACAGGATATTATAATTACAATGAATTATTTAGCTACCCAATAAATAACTCAAACAGTCAACTATTCTCAGCAGTTAGTGAAAAAGGAATAGACATAAGTATTGATTTCTCAGATTTTAGTAACTTTATTCACTTTTCTTCTGCACAAGAAAGACTTCTTAATTTTAAATATAAATTAGATTTAATAAACAGCTACTCTAGTAGCCTATCTAGCATAGCTTCATCAACAACAGGACTTCAAGGAGTTTCTGGAAGTAGAGACTATTATCAAAACTTATTGACAGGAGTTGTAAATAACTTTGATCACTACGAGAGATTCCTATACTACGAATCAGGAAGCAATTCTTGGCCAAAAAGCAACACAACTAAGCCATACAATAACAAAGCCAGCAATGCCCCAGAAGCAATTACATGGTATGCAAATGAAATTGCAAATGCAATAGGCTTTGATAATACAAATTACAGCTCACTTGCTTACAGTATTCCAACATACCTAAGAGATGATGAAAATAATGAAAATTATTTAACATTTGTTTATATGGTTGGACAGCATTTTGATAACCTATGGCTATACTCAAAAGCAGTAACAGATAAGTACGATGCAGATAACAGAATGAATCATGGTATTTCTAAAGATTTAGTAGCAGAAGCTTTAGAAAATTTTGGAGTAAAACTGTATACTTCTAACAAATCTATAGAGGATTTATTTACAACATTTATAGGACAAGCATATCAATCTGGAAGTGAAGTAATTACTACATATATAACAGGATCTTTGACAGGTTCAAACACTCCTATCCAACCAGTTTCCTATGACAATTACCAAAAAGAAGTTCAAAAGAGAATATATCACAATTTACCTCTTCTTTTAAAATCTAAAGGAACAGAGAGAGGATTAAGAGCACTTATAAATTGTTTAGGAATACCCTCAGATATATTAAAGATAAAACTATACGGAGGTAGAAATAGAAATGAAACACCTTTCTACGGAGATTATAGCTACTATACAAGTTCCTTAGATAAAATACGTTTAGACAATACCGGTAGCATAGTAACAGGGAGTACCCTTTCTAACTATGTTTCTATTGGAAAAAGAGATGATAAATATACAGATGATTTACATCCAATTGAAGTAGGGTTCTCACCAACAGATAATGTAGATAATGCTATACGGCTAGGTACAGTACTACCTAACATAACTATTGGGACACAAGTTTGGAGCACTACCAATTTAGACGGAACCACCTACAGAGACGGTACACAAATACCACAAGTAACAGATAACACAGCATGGTCAAAGTTAACCACTGGTGCTTGGTGTTATTATGATAACAGAACCGATAGCGGATCAGTATATGGGAAACTATACAATTGGTATGCTGTAACTGACCCAAGAGGGATAGCTCCTCAAGGATGGCGTATTCCTACCGATACAGAATGGACAACTTTGACTGACTATTTAGGTGGAGCAAGTGTTGCAGGCGGTAAGATGAAAGCAACAGGAACTGCTCTCTGGAGAAGCCCAAATAGTTTCGCTACAAACACCAGTGGGTTCACAGGCCTTCCAGGAGGGAATCGCCTCAACAACGGGACATTTGTCAACACTAATACCGACGGTCATTGGTGGAGTACGACAGAAGCCTCAAGTAACCTGGCCTGGTCACGCAAGCTAGGTAATACAGGTCAAACTGCTGACAGGAATGATAATAATAAAAAACACGGTTTCTCGGTAAGATTGATACAGGATATAACTTCAAATACATTTAATATAGATGATTATATAGGAGATCCTAGAAACTTAACATCTGATACGTACTATAATTATACCCCAGCCGGAATACCCCAACTTAGCCTATCAGAAGTATCAACACAGATACTAAGCGGTTCTCAAGTAACTGGATCGTACAATGTACAAGATTTTATTAGATTAATTAAGTTTTTTGACAATACAATCTTTAAAATGGTTAAAGATTTTATTCCTGCTAGAGCAGTAGCAGATACAGGAATTATTATTAAACCATATATCCTGGGAAGAAGTAAGGCTAAATCAGCAATACTCTCAGGATCAAGACCAGAATATACCGGTTCAATTGATACAGCATTTGTAGAAGGAGGAGATGGAGGTATATTTAGAAGACCTACAGGAGACTTAGTTACAGGGTACTACGATCAAATACAGACAGCAGATGGAATAGTAGTGAATACTAATCTACATGGACAAGAACAGCCTAAGTATAATGGAGAATTTTCATACAGCAACTTAGCAGTTAGTGCAGTAGATCTTAACAGAGATAACCCATATAAGGCAATTACTATAGGAACATATAGCTTTCCTATACAATTTGTAAGTGCCTCTTTGGAGGTCTGTACGCTATTGCCGTATGTAGGAACATACTACGTTACTTCATCAACCACAATATTTAGTGGACCAGAATTTTTTAATCAAGGAATAAATAGTTCGGTTGTATACACAACTAATATTTCAAACGCAGGAGGAAGTACATTAGTTACCCCATATATCCCGGCAGGATTTCCACGTGCTTTTAGTAACATTGCCTATAATACAACATTTAATATATCTGCAAGTAACGTAAACTCTACTACAGTAGGAGGATGTCAAGCATTAGCAACAGTAAAGTTTGCCACTTGTAGTTTAGCAGAATCGCAAATAGGAGCACTAACGAGAGATGTAGCAAACGCTAATAACATACAATACCGAATAAGCAGTTGGTTCGACATACACCCCGATCAAGTACCGTTTATGCAGTGTACTATTAAAAACGTAACAACTAATAACACAATAGTCAATAATGTTGCTCTAAATTCAAGTTCTTTAACCAACTATATATTTAACTCAACTATCTATTCAGCAGGTGATATAGTAGATATAACTATTAATGATCCAAACCTTGGAGGTATATGTAACTTTACAAAACGAGTAACTGTAGGTATTTGTATATTAGGAGCATTTGCAGCTCCTCCAAGAGGGTTTGATTTTATATATTCAACATATATAGTAGGTATTTCAAATGATTTTGGAACTGGAACTTCACCATAATACCGTAGAAACCTAACAAGGTTATTATAAACTAAAATTAATAAAATATGCCAGATTTAACAGGAGGAGTAATTTACAGAGCACAGTGGCTAGAACGTCTGCCAGGTAGAGGAGTACAGTCTTACTTCACATCAGGTCAATATGACTTTCCTCCAGCAGTAAAGTACATAGTATATAAGATTAGGTATAGAGGGTTTGGTGGAACAGCGCAAGGAGCATTTACCTGTGTAGAGACCGTAGAGCTTGATCCATTAGAACCAGGTGGAGTTCCTCCTACTATAGGAACTACAACAGAAGTCACACAATATGTACCTGCAAGGAATCCAGACGGAACACAAATATCCCCACCACCAACAACGATTCCAACAGATAATGACAATTTCTGGCAATCAACAATTGAGGGAGCACAAAGTATTACTACAGGCGAAAACCCAGATAAAATATACGCATATATAATAAAAGCATATGACTCCGCTAATATAAGTAACCCGCAAAATCTTACTGGATGTGTATCTCAAGTAGTTGTATACGGAAGAATCTTGGGAATCGAAGCTACCTCAGCCGCTGTAACTTTCGAAGATAGAACAATACTAGTTAACTGGAACGTTAACCTATTAGGGCAGCCAATAAGTACATATGTAGAAACGCTTACCTTACCTATAAGGTTGTTTAACGGAGTGTTTTTAATACCACAATATACCTAAGATGACACAGCAAGAATTTTTATTATATACAAAGCTATATCCAAATAGGGTAAATGTATGGTATTCTGATACTGCCCCTTTTATTATACAAGGGATAAGTATACCGGTATTAACACCATCTCCAAATAGTGTTGATATTAGTGGATATCTACAACAAGCAAAACAGATAACAATACCTCTTACATCAGGAGGATCAACTACGGTAAACATACAATCAGGTAATTACATAAGTGTTAATACCCCGTCTACTAGTACAGGTGTTACAGAATATTTCTTTTTTACAACAACACCAACAACAATTGCTAGACCCGTACCGCAAAACATATCCCTAGGAATTGTACTAATATCCCCAGGTGTTATAGGTGTTGAATTTCAAGGAAGTCCGTATAACCTATCTGCAGGAATTATACAAGAAGCAAGAGCCTCAGAGTATATTATGCTTTCAGATAGATATAAGACATCAGAATTATCAGGGTCAAATGGATATACAGGACCTTTAAATATTGTGCAGTTACTAACAGGTTCTGCTGCAAAAGCAAGCGTTCAAGATAGTAATTATAGTAATTTGGGTTGGATAAAAGGCAGGTATGATGGTACATCTACAAATATTAACGATTATTTTGTAGAACCAGCCGTTAATGGTAGAATATTTCAAGCATCGATATACCCTGCCGGAGCAGCAGCAGATCAAATAAGATTTCAAATAACAAGTAGTCAAGTAGTATATACTGATTATTTCTACTCAGGAACAGGAGATAGACCAGGATTTAACGTTTTAGAGTCAGGATTTAGAGTAACAGGTTCATTTGGAATACCTCACCCATCTACCCAACCACCTAATACATATGTAGGATACAAAGGAAATAACTTTCTTTTTTACATTAAACCATACTCTGCTCTAGGGTACTCCCCTAACCCATTTAATCCAGGAGATGTAATAACAGTAATACTGCAAAGTTCACCTCCCACTACTACAGATCTTATGCAAGTGGAAACGGTAGGGCAGATAATTACTCCAACAGGGCCGCTTTATTCACTACTAGTAAAAAGAGGGTATGCTAATACAGGTATTGCAGACTTTAAAGCTAATCTAGATTTAGAAGTTAAAAAAGTAACCCCAGTAAAATTATACGAGCTAAAAGGAAACAGACTACAGGGACTTCCAGCAGCAAAAGTAGTAGTAAAAGAAACAGGAGATATTCTACTAGTAGATACTTTAGGATTTGTAGCCGGCTATGTTTAAATTTAAAAACAATATATTTATTAATAAAAACAAATTAAAATGGGATATTTAAGTAATCAAGTAGTAACAGTTGATGCAATTCTTACAAAAAAAGGAAGAGAGTTACTAGCAAAAGGTGATGGAACCTTTAAAATAACACAATTTGCTTTAGCAGATGATGAAATAGATTATACATTGTATAATCCTAATCATCCAAACGGATCTGCTTATTATGGCGAAGCTATAGAAGCTATGCCTTTATTAGAAGCATTTCCTGATGAAACTCAAATCATGAAGTATAAGCTTACAACTCTTCCAAGAGGTACTGCTAAATTACCAGTTCTTGATTTAGGGTATGCTGCTATTAGATTGAAACAAGGAGCATCATTAGCTATTACTCCTCAAACCTTAAACTACTTAGGAGCCTCTCAAGCTTTTGAAACTTCAGGATATGTAGCAACTATTGCAGATGCTAGAGTACTAAGTTCTTACAACGGGGTAGGAGTAAATACACCAGAAGCTACAGCATTAAACTCAACCACTACTTTGGGAACAAATGTTTCTAAAACAGTAATAGGTACTTCTATTAATTTAACTGCAACAACAGTTAATACGCTATTTGGAACAAATACACAACTACAAACCACAATTACAGTAATAGGTAGAGATTCAGGAGCTAGATTGACAATACCGGTAACTATCATAAAAGTAAATCAATAAGATATGTCATTTAAAAGATTAGACACAGAAGATATAGCAATCTCAGCTGAATCAATAGTAGCGCCAGCTTGGACTGCTCAACAAACAACTTTAAGCACAGGAAATTTTGTAACAGCTTCCTCTCAAACATCAGTAGGATCAGGTAACTACTACTATAATATATACCAAGCTGATCCAACTACTTCTACCGCAGCAGCAGTACAATTTGCTATTGCCTATGGTAATTTACAAGGGAGTGGTTCTACAGCACTTAATCCAAATGTAAGTGGATCATCTCCTTCTTCTATTAACTACGGACAGTATAGAACATTAATAAACGGTGATGAGAATACCAATTTCACTTTTGGAACAGTTACCCCGCAATCTATATTTATAATTACAGTAAATAGGGCTAGATATAAAGAAAAATTACTACCAGGGAGTTTTAACCTAACACTTACTTTCGGAAGCAATATTATTAAACTGACAGATAATAGTAGAAGTACTACAACTGTCTCTTATTTAGATTCAGGAAGAGTTTTTGATATTGTATCTGGATCAGATGGAATTGCCTATACAGGGGTTAATACCTCAGGATTCTCTAAGGATTCAGGATCATACGGTAAATTCCTACCAGATATCGGAACTATTATATTAAACGGAGCAGCATTAAGTGGATCAACCCCAGGTGGATTAGGTAGTGCTTTAACAGTAGCAGGAGGGATAGGATTACCTATTAACCAAAGCAACGGAATACCAAATAATGTTAATATAGATCAGTTCTACGGTGCACTAAAAGCAGGAGCTAATTTTAAGTTACAATCCGAAGAAACAATAGCATCTCAATACGTATTTATTAGAGTAAGAAACGGAGAGTATAACTACTCAACAAATCCATCTATCATCTCAGGTTCAGGAGATTTAAGATTTAACGTAATGGTGAACACTCCACAATCATACATTACTACAGTTGGAATGTACAATGATAATAACGATCTTTTAGCAGTAGCTAAACTTTCTAAACCTCTATTAAAAGATTTTACAAAAGAAGCATTACTAAGAATCAAGCTTGATTATTAATGAATGAGTACTTACAAAAAGTTAAATAAACAAGATGCATATATTACTACCTATAATGCTCACAAATCGTGGGCAGTAACTGGTAGTGATTTTGATAGTTACGGAATTCAAGCATCTGATTCAGCAAAGAATTATAATCCAACTTTACAGACATTAGGACCACTTGCTGCAGCACTTAACACATCGTACACTGCACAGAGTTTAGCACAATTATACTATCCTACACGATCTGCAGATACAGGTGAAATTATTTTACATTCATTTGATTATTACGACCAAACAACCCTAACATTATCAGGAAGTAGAACGTATGATAAAAACCGTGTTACAGCTGCAGATACAAAACCATATTTATTTTCGATACCAAGAAACCTATACGGAATAAATATACGTCCAGGTAGCTTTAAGATAACAGTAGATAACCCATTAACAGCAGCAACAATTATCAATGACTATGCAAATGGTGGATATCTTTCGAATGGTGGATTACCAAATCTAGCAACTACAACCGATGTAGTATTTTTAGATGACGCAGAAGGGAATATATACCTATCAGGAAGTAATCCGAGATACATAGTAGGCGATTTAATATATCCTCATGGAATGGCTATAATTACAGATGATCTTTATGCTAGGTTTTTTAATAATATACAAACACCAACTTTAGTTAATAAAGGTACTTATAAACCTTCACTAAGCTGGACAAGTACAACAATGTATTTTGATTCAAGTCACCCAATTTTTACACATAATTATCACTGTAAAATAAGAGAGTCAGAATACAACTATACCTACAATCCAACTGCACTTAGTAGTTCTTTAAAAACAGTTTATGATAGTGAAGGAAGTATTTATAGTACATCTTCTGCAGTAAATAACGGGATAATAAATAATAAGCTAACGGGTAGTGCTTTCCAACCGTACATAACAACAGTAGGTCTATATAATGATGCAAATCAACTGATAGCAGTAGGTAAAGCAACCAGACCTATTCCAAAACCTGCTAATACAGAAATGACAATAATAGTAAAAATAGATATTTAAAAATAAAGATATGGCAATCACACTAAGATCGGTAACAGGATCAGCACTTTCACTCGAACAGTTAGACACTAACTTTTCATCATTCTTCTACTCCGCCTCCATGTCAGGAAGTACTATAACCTTTTTTACAACAGGTAGTGATGGAGTAACGGTACCAACCCCTACATCAATGTCTATCTCAGTTACCACAACCTCTCCTTGGACTACCTTAACTGGTGGTACATTGTCAAGAAATAGCAATGTACAAATAACAGGATCTTTATCACAAGGATCAGGGTCAACATCATCAGGTATATATTCTCATGCTGAAGGAGCATACACTACTGCAACAGGATCATACTCACATGCAGAAGGACAAGGCTCAATTGCGTCAGGAACCGGATCACATGCAGAAGGAAATACTACACAAGCAAGGGGGGTATACTCACACGCAGAAGGAAACACTACTCAAGCAAACGGAGAAGGATCTCATACAGAGGGGTACTATGTTCAAGCAATAGCACCATATTCTCATGCTGAGGGAAGTGGTACTTTTAGCTACGGAACAGGTTCACACACTGAAGGAAATGGAGCATCAACAAACGGAGCTTATTCGCATGCTGAAGGAGCAAGTACTTTTGCAAATGGATACGCATCACATGCAGAAGGACAAGGGACTACTGCAACAGGATCTTATTCGCATGCTGAAGGGTATTACAGCATAGCATCAGGATCTTATTCACATGCAGAAGCAGATTCAGTAGCAATTGGAGATTATTCACATGCCGAAGGAAGACAAACAATAGCTTCAGGATTATATGCTCACTCAGAAGGATTTGGGAGTACAGCAGCAGGAAATAGTGCACACGCAGAAGGGTACCTTACAATAGCATCAGGAGCTTATTCACATGCTGAAGGAGAAAGTACTTTTGCAAATGGATACGCATCACATGCAGAAGGACAGAATACAAGAGCACAAGGAGACGCTTCACATGCTGAAGGATATTATACAACATCTTCGGGAGCATACTCACATGTAGAAGGATTTAATACAATATCATCAGGATCATACCAACACGTACAAGGACAATACAACCTATCATCATCAGCACAATCAGCTTTTATAATAGGTAACGGTACTGCATCAGGCTCTAGATCAAACCTAATATTTGCATCAGGCTCTCAAGTACAGGTAACAGGATCATTACAAGTATCAGGAAGTGTTATTGCAACATCTTTTACAGGTTCTTTATTCGGAACAGCTTCTTTTTCAATTGCAACAGCAACAAACGCAACATCAGCCTCTTACGCAGAGACAGCATCTTTCTGGAATGGTATCAGATCAGGAAGTGTACAAATAACAGGATCACTATCACAGGGATCAGGATCACTAGCAAAAGGACTTTTTGCACATGCTGAAGGTTCCGTAACAATAGCATCAGGAAGCTATTCACATGCTGAAGGATATGGAACCACAGCAACAGGACTTTATTCACATGCTGAAGGAGAAAGTTCAATAGCCTCAGGATATTACTCCCATGCTGAAGGTCAACAAACAATAGCATCAGGAGGAGCATCACATGCAGAAGGTGTTACTACACTAGCATCAGGAGTATATTCACATGCTGAAGGTCAGAGTACTCTAGCATCCGGACAAAGTTCTCATGCTGAAGGACTAAACACAATAGCCTCAGGATCTTACTCCCATGCTGAAGGAAGTGAGACAGTAGCACAAGGTTCTATATCACATGCTGAAGGGTACCTTACAATAGCATCAGGATCTTATTCACACGCAGAAGGAGATCAAACAACAGCATCAGGACTAGGATCACATGCAGAAGGACTAAGTACTGTAGCATCAGGATCTTATTCACATGCCGAAGGGGAGAGTACTACAGCTACCGGACAATCCTCACATGCTGAAGGGTATACTACGTTTGCAGTAGAAAACTATTCACATGCAGAAGGAACTGGAAACTATGCAAAAGGGTATGCATCGCATGCAGAAGGGACTCAGACAATAGCATCAGGATCTTATTCACACGCAGAAGGTAATCAAAATATAGCTCTAGGACCAGGATCACACGCAGAAGGATTTGGTTCAATATCTGTAGAAATGTGCTCACATGCAGAAGGTTTTTATACAGTAGCATTAGGTCAATACTCACATGCTGAAGGAAGTTATACAACAGCTTCAGGAAATTTTTCACATGCAGCAGGTAATCAAACAATCTCT